CCATGTTTCTACTACTGCTACTATTTTTGTTGCTTCTGCATTCATTTGTTGAATAGCTTTTGCAACGCTTAGTGCTATTTTGTAGGTGTATTCGCTTGGTAGTTCGCTTGTTGTAAAACCTTTTGTTGTCTCCCAAATTACACTAAATTTTGTTTTTGCCATAATTAAATGTTTTTTTTAGTTATAATAATAAATGATTTGTTTTTTCTGTTTTTTTGAGTTCTGAAGTAGTCTTCTAACATTAATTTTGTAGGCATGTTCTTGAATGTTAGATGTTTACCTTTTCCAATGTAGCTTTTTAAGATTTTCATATTACCTCCTTGTTTTTTATTACACTGCAAATTCACTTATTTTTTTTGATTCTGCAAAATTTCTTGATATTTATTTGAGGCCTTTAACTTTGATTAGCATATCTGCATAGTAAGGATGCGCGCCGTTTGAGCGCCGATGGATACACTTAAGGGCGCGTAGCCCTTGGTAGCGTCTAGCTCCTTAGTATCGACGGAGTCGCACTCCACGCGCGAAGCGTGGGAGCTCTTTACTCCTTATCCTGGTCTTAAGGTAGCCGCATTTTTGTTCACACTGACCTCGCCTTCCCGTTATACACCCTTGCCCCCCCGGGCTTGAGGTGGTAAATAAAACTTTTGGTAGAATATTCAGATTCCCGCTATTTGCTTTGGTTTTGTTCCGCTAGGTTGCTGTAAGGATGGAAGCCTTTCAGCGTAGCGACTTCCTGGAGAAAATAATATTTTCGGCGGCTGGTTAGCTGCTTTCGTTCCTCCAGAGTTTTGCGAATAAGTCTAGGTCTTTTTCTAGTTTTTGTTCTGCTCTTGCTTCTTTTTTCTTTATTTCCCTTACGTTTTTCGGTTCTTTATAAGTGTAGTATAGTCTTTGACGTTTTAGTCTGTTTATATACCTGCGTTGTTCCCATTCCTTTGGATTATCGAATAGTAGTTTACCTGTGATTCTTCTTGCTTGGTCTAGTAAACATTCGTAGGATTTATAATCATCTGCGTGCACTGGTTGACCCATTACCCAGATTATCCCCTTGTCTAGTTTGTCTAGGAATAGTTTTTCCTTTTCTTCTTCTGTATATAGTTTGTTTCTGTAGTATATTGGTAAATTTACTTTTGTTCCGTTTCTAAACCTGTATGTTTCGTTTGTTTCTCCTTTTTTATATTTGTTATTGCTTGCGTCTGCACGTTTGGTATATCCACTTCCTAGTCCTGCACTACATAATACTTTCCCTCTGAATTTCGGATGTTTTTCATCTACTTTGAGCATGTATTTTGTAATGTAGTTTACTGTTTGTTCGTTTACCCAGAAACCCGTAAATACGAATCCGTATTTCCATTTTTCTTCTACTAGTTTGTCTGTTCCTATTCCCCAAATAATTCCATGCAGATGTAGTCTTTCTGTTTTGTCTGGTGCTAATTCTGTTACAAACCAATGTTTGATACTTTTTCCGGTTTTTTTTCGTATTCTTTCTAGCATTCTTCTCATTGCTAGTGTTGCTATTCCGTTGTCTGTTTTATCTTCTGATTCTTTTTCGAGTTCTTTATAGTTCTTATCATCAATTGTTAGTGTCATGAAATAGGCGTTAGGATTTTCTCTTAACTCTTCTTGCATTCTTACTTGCCATTGTCTTTGCTTTTGTTTTCTACATTCGTAGCAGTCTCCGCATGCTGCTGTTACGTATCTTAGTCTTTCGTCTGGACAAACAGGTATTATTCCACCATTTTTTTTCGATGGTAGATAACGCCTGTTTGGTATGAGTTTTGGATATAGGCACATGTGCTATTTTCCGTTTACTGTTGTTGTTCCGCTATCGATTACTGTTCCTGTTTTCTTTCCTTTTCCATCAAATATTTCTTTGATTTTTTTGGAAACTGTTACAACTGTGGCTGTTCCTCCCCTTGTTATCCAATTGAGAATTTCTCCGGATATTTGTTTACCTGCGTTTACTCCTTCGTATATCCAGTCTTTAAGCAGTCTTTCGCTCTCGTTGTCTAGGTGTCCTAGTCCTAACATCAAATCGTTTGCGATTCTGTCGGCTTCGTTTGATGCTCTTTTTTCGCCTAGTGCTACGTTAGCCCAAGCTACCGCAATTTCATCTTTTAGATATTTTTCTTGTGCTTCGTTTAATTTTACTTTGCTTGCTTTTTCTATTGTGTCCATCATTGTATTTATGTTGACTAGCATTGCGGCTCGGATTTCTTCGTCTTTTCGTCCTTCTGTTATTTCGGCTTCTGCGATTGTCTTTCTGGCATGTGCCCAAATTTGATGTTCTTCTGCTTGAATTTTGAAGTAGTTTGCTGCTGCTTCATTTTCTTTTGTTTTCATGAATTTTTCTACAGTGTCTTGCAATTTGGTTACTCTTTCTTGCATTCCTGCTGTTGCTTCTGCTAGTCTTGTGTCTGCTCCTGCGATTTTTTCTGCTTCGGCTTCTGTTTTCTTCGCTACTGCTTCGTTTACTTTTGTCTGGCTTGCTAGGTTTCCTAGTTGTAATGCCATTCCTCTTGCTTGCAGTCCTGCCATAGTTCCCGTTATATTTGGTTGTCCTACTCCTTGTGCTTGTCCTGCTCCGCTTGTTGTTCCTCCTGCTCCTCCTTGTCCGTATATTAGACCTGGACTTAATCCGGCTTCTTTTATGTGTTTTACGGTATTTTCGTAGTTGGTATAGTCCCATAGACTTTTTGCTAGTCCGTTTGAATAGTAGGCTTGTTCTTTGTTTAATTCTGCCTGTTTTTTCATTAATTCGAGATTATCTCTTTTTTGTTTATTTTTTGTTGCTGCTCCTGAAATCGCTCCGCCTATTGCAGCTCCGATTCCCAATATTGCTCCTAGTGCCATAATAATAAAGTTTTACATTTTTCGCGCTTTGCCTGCAAAGCGTTTTCTATATAGTCCATATATAATTGTACGTGCGTACCTTTAGGGAAGAATCTTTACAATTCTTCCCGTACTAGGTGCACTACAAGGCTACACGCAAGTTTTTGCTAGTGTATCAGTTTTAGTTCTCACTTGGTGTTCCTCCCTCTAATTTATCCGGTACATCAGTTGATTTGACTTGGTTTTTTGCTGCAATTTCTGCTCTGGCTATTTTGTCCGTTGCTTCTATTGCAACATCAAATCTATCTGTGCGGATATTATATGCAGGTAATACACCGTCTTTTAGATCGGTATAGATAATTGGCGCTGTGTCTGCAATCGGTTCTTTTGTTAATACGATTCTTGCCACTTTTGTTTCTATTGATTCGCCTTCGTAGACTTCTACTGATGAGAGTCTGCCTCTATTTCTTGGTGCTTTTGATGTTCTCATGCTCTTTTTGTTTTTTATAAGTTTGGAATTTGTTTAGCACTGATTAGTCTTCTTAATTTGATGTCAAATTTAATTTGTACCCAGAAGTTCATGGCGTCCAAATCGGTATCTGCAAATATATAATTATATTTTACCGGGTCTATGTATGTTGTTAAATCTTCAATTCTTGGATTTGCCCCGGTTACTGCTAATGAATAATTTCTATTCAGTACCATAAATTCTTCTGGCATTCCGCTTGCAAAGTTGCCGTATACTCTGTTCACGTTTGTCATGTAGTTAATCCATGCAACCGTTTTTCCTGCGGCTGTTTTTTGAGGTTCTGCGCCGCCTGCGTTGTAGTAATCGCTCCACCATGCCCGTTCGCCGTTGACACTGTCTTGATACCCGATTCCGTCTAGCGCAGGTTTATGTAAATCGTCCATATTGTCAAAGTCTACGTCCCAGTCGTTTCCTTGTGAGTAATCAATTCTTGGTGTGATTGAACTTATACACATGATGTACCCCGGTTCTGTTACTTTGATTTTGATATGCCCGCCTTTTTGTTTTCCCATGTTTACACCTCTACCGGCTAGTGTTCCTAACGGTTCATCCGTTGATGTTGAGTTGCTTATAACTTCTTGGAATACGATTTCTTGGCTGGTACCTCCTTCGAATACCGGTGTTTCGCATCTTTCAAAGTAGTTACTTCCTGTGTAAACCGTCTCCAACCAATCTCGGTAAGTGCCTCCGGATACTACGATGCGGTTTAACATATTATAGATTTTTTGAGACAGGTTGAGTGCGTCCATGGTTAACACTCCGTCGCTTACATCTACGCCGGATATTTCATTGATTCCATTTGTTCCTTCTATCCAGTCGTTGTTAATCCAATTCTGGTATAGGTCGCTGTTGTAAGTTTTTATACATAATCCGTACTGCGGATATGATGTGTTTAGTTTGTTGTTTGTTCGTGCTACCATATCTCTTAATAATGGTATGCTTTTTGGGCTGTCGGTTACGATGCAATTTTGATTTCCTGGTGTTTGTAGAATCAAATCTCTTAGTTCGTCTAAGCTTTCTAGTGACCATTTAGTCAGTTTTGTTCTGTTTACCAGGTATACTTTTTTTACATACCAAGTTGTAGACGTTGGTACTGCTGTTGTTGTTAGTGTTGGTTGTGCATCTGCGCTCCAGGTTCCTAGTTCGTCCGGTGTCATTGTTATTTGCTGGCTTCCGCTACCTTGTATGACACTTAGTAATACATCATTTTTTGTGATTTTTGTGTCTAGGAATTTTATTACGGATGTACGTTGTATGTTGCCGATTGAATTTGGTATGTTTGATTCATCCGGTATTGTGTTTCCGTTGATTGTTATTTTTACTGCGCTTGTTATTCCAATTGTGTAAAAATTTTCTTCTTGTGTGTTTGCGTAGTAATTTTTAAAAATATCGTAATACATGCACAGTTTTGTTGCGTTTTTTACTACGTTTTTTTTGCCTGTTACTGACATGTATCCGTATCCTTTTTGTCCGAGATAGGACATTAATGCACTCGGATGTATTTGCGTCCATTGATTGTCATCTGTTGGATTGTCATAAGCTTGGTCGAGTGTTACCCTTATTTTCGGAAATTTGATAGTAGACATGTCTAGCCCTATCTTTGTTCGGTTGTTGTGCAAATAACTGTTATATAGTCTTATTGCTCCGAAAAATAGATGGTTTTCAAACTTGAAACTTCCGAATAATGGTCCGATTGTTGGATGTGTTAATACTTGTGATTCTATATCAAATTCCAATACATCTCCTTTTTGTACTAGTATACAACATGTTGGTACAAGTGTTGCCGGACTCATTGAAGTGCGTACAATTGTCGATAGGTCGTGAGTCGACATATTATAGTCATGTAAACTCACTGCCATTTTATTGTTATCACCTATGGTATTTTTACCTATATTTTTTTGTATTGACATGGTTTATTCCTCCTTTTTTTGTTTTTTTGAGAATTCGTCTGCCTCGTGGCATGCATATATCATTGCTGCAACCAGATTCCAATCTATTGAATCTATTCTTTCTTGTGCTGCTTCTTTTGTTGGAAATGTTTCCTCTGTTGCCAGATGGTTTCCAATTGTAATCATATATGACATTTCGTCTTTGTCTGTTGGTCTGATTTTGAATGCTTCTTTTAAATCCATTTTTTAAGTTTTAACGGTTAATATTAATTTTTGTTGAATCTACCGAACTAGTTGATGTTTGTTCGGTTTTTTGAGTACTATTTGAGCTGTTTTTGCTTCCGTCAAACTCAAATAGTGTTGTGATGATGGCTATTATTGCCGTCGAGATTGCTCGGATGATTTCCACCCATTGGTTGCCTGTAATTTTCATGTTTGGAATAATTTAAGTTGTTTATGATTCCATTTTTTTAAATCTTCTATATCTTTGTCATAAGTTTTTTCGCATATTAACCTCCTTTCTTGTTTTGTGAAGATATATTTTTTTGTAATAATATCTTCATCTAGTTCATAACCTGTTTTTTTTTGTTTTAAAGACATATGGAAATACATATACGTTTTAAGTTCTTGAAATGTATTGAAAATATATCCATCTCCTGTATATCTTCTAATCTTTTTCGGTTTTTTCATTTTCTTTAGGATATAATTTCCATGTTTCTACTACTGCTACTATTTTTGTTGTTTCTGGATTCATTTGTTGAATACCTTCTGCAACGCTTAGTGCTATTTTGTAGCTGTATTCGCCTGGTAG